ATTTATTCAGCGCAAAATAAAAAGGGTCCAACTCCCAACTGGGAGGAGGGCGGGAACCAGTTGAGAGTCGGACTACTAGCGACGGCTAGTCTTTAGTTTGGCCGCCAAATATATCCAAGTTGCTCTAGATAATCGGCTAGTGATCTTGGAACTCGATACTTAACACCTGCTTTAAAGGTGTAAGTGTTTCCGACTCCGTAACTCATATCGTCAATATCAGTAATTGTGCGAATGATGACCATGTCACCTGCAGTTGATACTCCGACATTTTCGATTTCGTCAAGTACTAATGGAGCATCTGGTTTCTTAGGATCAAAAACATCCTTTTCCAGACTCTCTGTCTCAAGTTGAGTAGCGATAGATATTTCTTCTTTACGCTTCTTTAATGCTTCCGCATTCTTTTTTGCTGCTTGTTCCGCTGCTTTGCCTGTTGCATCAAGCGGACTTGTCTGTGTATTTGCCACGTTGTTTATTCTCCTAAGTTAGTTAGAGGTGGCTGGGAGCCAAAAAAGGAGTAAGGCTCCCAGACACCAGGGTAAAACAAATTAGTTGGTGTAAACCTTGCAGATCGCTTGATCTGTGATTACGCCAAGACCCCAAATTGCATACCAAGCAAGAGCGTGCTCACGACCGAAGTCAAGAACGCCACCATCACGAAGTTCAACTGGGAGAGAGATTGCGTGACCAAATGCATTGTCACCAATCATGATTGCTTCATAAACTGCAGCACCGTTGCCAGTAGCAGTAGTTAGATAACCTTTTTCTGCTGTGTAATCTGCAGACTCTGGGTTTCCACCACTTCCTGGAGCAGTGTTAGCCTTAACTGGAACTTCAATCTGTGATGCTGGAAGACCAGCAGATGTAGAAGTTGTGTAAGCAGCGTTTACTGCAAGTTTTTTAACTTGAGTTGTCTCAATGAATACTACGTCGTACAAACGACCAATTTCACCAAGCATGAAGTTACCAGGTGCGGCGTACTTCGTTACCTCAATGAACTCTGGGTTTGAACGGATATCACGAGATTGCGCTGGGCTAATGAACATTACATAAGTCTCACCTAAGCGAGGAATGTTCTTAGAAGCAAGAGTAAGAGCAGCATCCTTCACTGCACCAGTTGATAACTTGTAGTTACCATCTAGATCAGAGAATTGTGTTGCTACGGTACCTTCGTTGTACCAGTCGTTTACACCTTGTAGTGATGTGCGGTCATAACCGAACACTGCAGAAGTTGCTGCAGACAAAGTGTTACGTGCCTGTACATCTAGGTATTGCGCCATTTGGCGTCCTAGAAGACGGGATGCTGAAGCCATTACGTCATCAAAAGATGCGTTCAATAGTAATTCAGAAACAGCAACAGCATAACCATGCTCTGCTACTGTGATTGCAATCTGCTCTGCAGTAAGTGCGTTTGTTGTCATACGAACGCCTTCTGTCAAAGGAGTTGGATCTACTGCGAAGTTCTTGTAACGAAGGAAGTTCACACGAAGACCAGGTGCTACACCTAGTTCAGTCTTCTTAACTGCGAATTGTTCGAAACGAAGAATTGGCATTGCCTGGAACAAAATTTCTTTCGACCAGATTGTTTGAATTGCTTGGTTCAGGCTTGTATTTGAGCCTGAGTAAGCGGTTGGGGCTCCTGCGAGTTGCCCTGTACCTGTAATTGCACTTGCCATTTAGGTCAAGTCCTTTCCTAGTAGTTGTTTGGGATTAACCGAACAGTCCCTGACCACGATTGCTGGCTGCTGTGCCAAGTAGTTTGGCTCTTTGTTTCGCATAATCCGCCAATGACATTTCCCTGATCGAATCAGGTGAGTACGATTTTTGTTCCGAATCATTATCGAGGGGTCCTGCGGCAGGATTAGTAATTCTAGTTCCTGCCATTTGTTGTCTTGCACTTTGCATCGCTTGTTGAGCAGATGACAAAATTCGAGCAGATTTTTCTTTCAACATTGAGATGCTCTGCTCTACTTCATCTGCACTGTTGCCGTCAATCAAGTCAATCAATTCAGGAACAATATTGTCCCGCTCTTGCTCAACTCTTTGTTGACGATAATTCATAACTTCTTGGAACTTACGTTCCTGTTCTAACAGAGCAAAGGCACGTTCTCTCTCAAGACGCTCAGTCTCTAATTGAGACTGAAATTCTTGCTCCTTCTTTTTTAGGAGGTCTTTAAAAGAAAGTTCAGATTCCTCTTCTTCTTTCTTCTGTGCTTCTTTGCGAACTAACTCTTCAGCAATACGTTGTTCACGTTCTGCTTCTTTAGCGGCCTGTTCTTCACGAGCCTTCTTTAAAGAAGAAAGTTCTTCTTTCATCTTTTCCATCTGTGGGTATAACTTTGCTTTCTCTTGTTCACGAGCCTTAGCAATGTCATCTGCGCTATACACAGAACCTACCTCACTTGAGTTTTCTTGTACTGGAAGTGCTGCCACAATTTCTGGTGACAATAAATCAGTAGTTTCTACGGTGTTTTCCATAGTTATCACTTATCTTTCTTGGGTCGTTGTCCGAATGCCTTGCGGCGTATCACTGGGTTTTAACGAGATAATTGCACTTTATTAAAGTACATCTGTCTCGGTAAATTCTGATTTTACATCAGAAATCTAATTAATCTCTGTCTACTGTTCTTCTTTGTGGAATTTTTGTTCCATAAGCATCAGTAACAAGTTTGTTTCTTATCTCAGCCTCTGCTTGAACCTCTATGCTTTTAGTCTCTTGACTCTCTGGATTTAAAGGGTTTTGATCATCTTGAGGACCCTGCATTCCATCACCCATAACATCGCCATCACCTAACTGCGTTGGTTGCATAGGAATAGCGCTACTTCCATCAGGCCCTGGCATCATGCCAGTCATATCCATAATTTGCTTTTGAATTTGAACCTTTATAAGTTGAAGAGCACCATCAGCCGATGCATCAGCCATAAGTTCTTGACGAATCTCAAGTAATTTCTCTTCTGGGAATTCTTCACCTAATTGACGTAGTGCACCTTCTTTAGACTCTAATCCCATACCTAATTTAGTCTGAATTTCATTAAGAACAATTAGTTTATCAAGAGGCAATGGCTGAGGAAATTGTGCATAGTTTATATATGTAACGGGATCATTTGGATCAAGTTGTGGATACTGACCCTCTTTGATTGGTCCATCTTCATCTGGGTTATACATAAATGTTTGTGGCTCTTTAACTGCAAGAGTCTTCATTACTAACTCGTTTATCTTTTCTAGGCCCTTTCCATATTGGGCAACTTTTTGAGAGTAACGATTCATTAATGGTTGATACTGAATAGATAGTGCTACACCAGAAGTATTTGAAATTGGTTGAACTTGTCCTAATGCAGTTTCTGGAATATTCATTAACTCATGCATTGAACGTTTTAGAAGTTCTAGGTACTTCAAGGCTCCGTCAATACCTTGTGCACCGCCTTCTAAGTTGAAGACTTGGGCGTCTTTTGGAAGACCGCCCCAAACCTTCTTTGCGCCCTTTTCTAAGTTAGAGGCTTTAGCACCCACGATTACCGTTACAGGTGATGCGTGGTAGTTAATGATGTCTGCAACATCAGTGCTAATTTCGTTATATGCACGGTTGATAGTGATGATGTCGTGTGCGTCGGAGAGACCCCACGGAGATCCTGAAACAGGAACATTAGGAATGTGAACTACAGGGATTACGCCAAGTGGATTTGGGCGTGAATCAATTAGTTCATCGTTGACATACTCTTCAATCATGTCATCAGTAAGAATTTCAGTGTAAGTAAATACTTGACGAGTACCCTCTAGAGATGTTCCCCAAAAACGATACTTTTGTTTAAATCTTAATAATCTATTTCTATCATGCGGATGAAACTCAGGGAAACAAAACGATGAGTTCATTGGAAGAATACGAACACGACCAGGATGTACTAAGCCTGCAGAATCTGTCCAAGGTTCTTCATACGCAACCTTTACAAAACAATCTCCAGTAATTCCGCCTTGTTGTCCCATCTCAAGTAGGACACGCATCTTGTCATTATCTACTTCCCAAACACGTTCCAACCTGTCAGGTACAATCGCTTCAGTCGCTTTTGGAGACCTAAAGTGAACCCCACGACCAAAAGTAAAACGGGAAAGATAATCATTAAACGCCCGATAATAGTTAACAGCGATCTGCATTTCGCCTTGCTCACGACGATACCCCCAATGGTGGCCTAAATACATTGCCCAATTTAATGAATAACGGTTTAGGCGAGGACCGTGGACTTCAAACTCTTCATCAGCAAGTTCTACTAAACCCAATGGGGAAATAGAAATAGTTAAGTCAGAGGATGCCGCTCTATATGACGGCGGACTAAAGTCCAAAAATGACATTACTTATTGCCTTTATCTTTTTCTTTTTTAGAATTCTTTACTTCTTTTTTACTTTCACGTTCTTTGTTCTTAGCATTCTCTTGTTTTTTTCTTGTCATATTTGCACGACGAGTTGCTTCAGTTGTTTCAACATACTGACCACCTGCTTGTTGATACTTCTTACTTACCCACGCACTTGCACCAGGATTTGGATAGTTAGAATACTTTGCCCGTGCTTGTGCAACAAACATCGCATAAAGTTTTGGGTTAGCAGGTTTACGCATTTACGTCTCCTCCGTAGATGACCAATCTCCGCTCATACCCTATAGCATGAGCGGAGTTAGGTGTTAATAAGTTACTTAGTCGTTTACGACTGTTGGGGACTGACGTTGAGTCCGTCCACCTGAACGAGCAACTGTCTCAATCTGTGCGGCTGAGTAGTCGTTCATTGTTCCATGAGCAAACTCACCAAGAAATGTTGGTGCCTCTGTCCATGAAGCAGAACCTACGTGAGCACGTTCTGCAAGTGTTTCAGCAGCAGGCTTTTGCCATACTGGTGCATTACGGTTTGGGCGTCCTGCAGCAACTGCAGAACCTTGTTGCATTCCTAATTGAAAATCGTTTGGAATATCGGTATCAGTTGCGACACCTTCTTCAAAACGAAGCGGTCCACGGCGAGTTGCATTGTCTGCACCCTTGCGCTCATAAACCTGTGGTGCACGCTCTGGGAAACGAGGTGCTGGTGAGATTGTCATAGTGACTCCTTAAGGATTAATTTGGGAAAGGCCTTTTCCTTGGTAATAGTTTCCACCCTTTTCGATACTTTTTGTTGTCTAACTAGAAAAAAGGATTGCTAGAGGCTACTACTTCTGGCATTACTAAGTCTTGAGTTAAAGAGCATGCAATTGATAAAGAGTCTACAAAATCGTCATGTGCATAGGATTCATCAGGGGCTGCTACAAGAAAATTTGGGCCCTTATATTGCACCTCAGCGTCAACCATCTGTTGATAGAACCTCTTCCAAGTTCTTAAACGCCTAGTTTTGGCGTGAGCAGGCCACGCAATCATCTTTCTTTGAACTAAGGCTTGTAAATGTTTCCACCTCTTAGACTGCTCAGAAGGACTTGATGTTAAAGACATAACCTCTGCTCTTGGTAAGAGTAACTTTAATCTTTGGGCAACAGCATCTCCAACGCCGTTAGCATCTACTCCAATAGCAAGGACATCGTAGTTACTTAAAAAGTTTACTATTTGATAATACTGTTCTTCCCAGTCATCTCCTTGCATCTCTAACCAGTTAAGGATTCGGTGATCAAAATAACCAAACTCGTCAGGACGATCCCAATCAACCCAAACCACAGTAACAACTGTGCTGTCAGTTTTACGAGCAGGGTCAATGCCAACAACAACTGGAGTCTTGTGCCATACCTTAACAAGTTCTTGAGATGTGTCCCCTAACTCATCCATGATTGAGGAAGTAATAAACATACCTCTCTCTAAGAGCCATTTGCAGTTGTATGACATTTGAAATTCGTCGGACTCTTCTCCGATACGTAGCATCTCTTTGCGAATAAACTTTTCGTAGTTTGGATTAAATTTGGCTACATCTTTCCAGTCCCATTGAAAATGGTTCTGTCTATTTCCTTTGGTTGTCTGACGTCTACGATTTAATTGAATTGATCTATAAAAGTTATTCTTACTTGTAGTTGGAGTTCCTGTTTTAACCATAGTTCCCGCATAGTATGCAAGCATGGGAGAAATTGATTTAGAAACAACAAAATCATCTGCTTCTTGACACTCATCAATAACAATCAAATGGAATGACTTGGACTCAATTTTTGCACGAGGATTAGCAGTCATCATTGTTATTGTTGATCCAGACTTCTTTAACTTTATCTGTCGAGTTACACCACCTACACGAACTGCAGAATCATCAATCTCAACGTCACCCATAATATCTACTGCTCGTTCTGATGTTAAACGAGTAACAGCACGTCCAAACAATGTCTCAGCCTGAGACTCTGTTGGCGCAAACAATCCAACCCAAACTCCATCTTTAAACTTACCTAATAAATCAGGATACAACTTTGCAAGACGAGGAAGAAGAATCATTAGTGTGGCTACGGTATCGGCAACTGTTTCAGATTTACCCGACTGACGGGAAGCAAGGGCGGTAACTTCTTCGCCATCATTAATAATTACAGACTCCATAATGCGTCTAGCCAATGGCTTTTGATATGGGTGTAAATCATGTCCAACTAATACTTTTAAGAAGTCCATCATCTTATCTATTAAAGTATCTACAAACTTTTGAGACAGTTCATCTAATAAATCTTCTACTGGATCTTCTACAGGTTTTTCTTCAGTCTGATAGAACTCAGGTGTAATCTCTTCAAACTTTTCTTTATCGAATGACATAGTGTCCTTATTAAATAGCGAAACCCACCACTGAGGATGGGTTAACGCCTGACCTGTAAGAGAGTAAGACAGTAAATCATAACACAGCCTTGGAGCGTCGTTTTAACTCTTTAGCAATTGCATGGAAGGCTTCTGCTCCCATAAGAATTTCATCTAGATCTGCTTCACTCTGCTGTCTTTGCCAGATTGTGATATGTCTGCCAATCGTATACATCGACTGCTCCATCCATGAGATCAAATCGGGAGTAGAGATTGTCGATACTCGCTTCTCGATCCGAGTCTGGGGCTGGTGTCCATCCCGCTTCTTTCGTAAAATCATCGTAAGTAACTTCCCGCCTTCCTAATGCAGTACTTAATGCTTCCTCTTCATCCTTCATTCCGCTCCACGCTCCAAACACTAACGCTTTGTATCTAGGTAAGCGTACTATAAATGGGTTAGATGTGCGATATGGGGGTTCAATCTCCTGCGTCCAACCACGGACAATGAACTTAAAGCCCCATTTAAAAGGAAAGTTTGTTAATTGTACAAAGTGTTTGGGTCCGATTTTGTGAGCCTTTGGCATTATGTCCTTTTCTTAGACTGACGTCCTCCGTAGTGTAACTGAGCGGCACGAGTAAACTTGTAGAAAGATTTCCTTGCATTAGCAGATAGGGTAGAGACATCAGCAGCACCACGAGGTTTGTAATCTAAGAAGGTATAGATGTACTGACCTTTAGAGACTACGGATTTAAATTTTTGCCATTCACCAGGTGTTACTTCGTAGTAATTGTAGAAGGTTCCGTCTCTAAACACAACTGTGATAACTTGACGATCTCTATCATATCCAGCGGCAACTGTCCGTGGCCGTGATGGGTTAGATGTGCTAGTTGGAACAACTGTTATGGGAGCAGGGGCGTCGGACTCTCCAAATTGGGGTCCCTTCTCACCTGGGACAATTAACTCACCAGTATCATCGTCCACATCATATGACTGACGATATACGGATCTATCAACAAAATTTCCATCTTTGTCTACGTAGTAGACGTCACTATCAATATTGGGGGCTAATGCCTCTCCTGCTAAGTTTGCTACTTTTTTTGCACCAGTGTAATAACGCATTGTGTCATTGGCTTTAGTTAAGGAAATAAATTCACCAAATTCACCAACAGAACTTGCAGTTGGAAGACCAGCAAATATGCCAGCACCAGATCCAGTTACTTTAGAAATACCTGCGGTTTGTTTAGGGCCTAAACCGTAAAAGGCTCCGAGTAATTCTTGAGCAGAAGGAAGAGCAGCCCGTTTGTTACGAGATGCTCCTCCACCTGACACTCTTGCCATTTGTCTATTTAAACTCCGATTAAGATGCTGCTGCGAATGGTGTAATTGTAACTGCTGCACCTGGTGCTGTGTTGTTTGCACCCGCTGCAATTGACTGTGTCTTGATTGTTCCAGCAACACCTGACACAACTCCAGCAAGACTTGTTAGAGCCTGAACTGTTGTTGCTGTACCAGTGACGGTGAAAACGTTTGCGTTAGTAACAGCAAGAACTGTCCAAACTCCGTTTACAGTATCTCCACCTGAAACATCAGAAATTGTTACCTTGTTACCTGCAGCAAAGCCGTGGCTTCCAGCAGTGATAGTCATGACTGCTGAACCAGCGGTACGTGATACTGCTGTTACAGTCTTTCCTACGTTAGAAGCACCAGAAGCAGTTGTCACTACAAGTGATGCGTCCTTCATTGCGTCTTGTGCAAGAGCAGTTGTTAAACCAATTACTGAAGGTACGAGTACGTAGTCAGTTGCTCCTGCTACGTCTTCTCCTGCTGTATTTGGGTTGTACTGTGGGAAACCGTTCCATCCTGAAAGAGCGATGATGTGGTTGTCTAGCGCTGGGTCTAGACGGTTTGCTGTCGCATCTGGACGAGCATCGTTTGGTTGAATAGGAAAGTTTCCCCATACGAAGTCAATAGCGACTTCACCTGCGGTATCTAAAAGATTACCGTTGTTATTTACTGCCATGTTATCTTCTTTCTCTAGAGAGGTTTATTTTCCCCTATGCGCTTAGGGAACCTTAAAAGTAAGTATCCAAGAAGATAGATAAAATGTCAGGGTTTAATCGTAACACTCGTGATCGTCTAGTTCAGATTCTCCTAAAATGTTTTCACAATCTTTGCATTTAAAGAACTTAACATCATCTAAAGCCACATGCAGGGAGTCGGCATGATCAAGATCTTGCTCCATTTGTGGTCCTGCTAAAACTTCTGGAGGAAAGGGGCCTCTAGGAGCGTGAGATGAAGATGGGACGTAATGGCCCTGCACTGCAAATTTGCGAATTAACTTCAATTTATTGTTCCGACTTTTTGGCTGCTGCCTTCTTTTTTGGTGCTTCAACAGGTTTTGGTGCTAATGCTTTTAAAGCAGATGCTTGATCATCTTTATACTGCTGAGTAATAGCAAGTAATCCTGCCTTTTTACGATCATTCAAAAAGGAAGGTAAACATTTGCCACAATAAAGAATGGATTCTTGTTTTGTGATCCGATATTCAAACATAGCGTTCTTATCACAGTTAGCACACTTCATTAGCAATCCCATGCTCTTAGAGATTTGTTAATACGACTATTTGGATCACGAGCAGTCTTAGATGAGGTATTTTTTTGTTTCATACCCTCCATCCTTGCACAAAAAGACTTACGACGTGCTGCAGACTTCTTTGATTTTGCTGCTTGTTCTTTCTTAACTGGTGGCTTTAGGTTTGAACCAGGGTTAGCCTTTTCATATGATTTGCGGCCCTTTTCATTAAGACCACCCTTTGCATTCTTTCCTTCTTTGCGTGTCCACGCTGCTGTCTTTGCCATTACCACTCCAATCCATGAGAAAACTGTTTGCCATTAACGTTAATCGGTGCGCCACCAGTCATTGGTCCTGGACGTGATGGGTCTGAAAATATATTAGATAACTGTTCTTTTGTCTGTAGGTCTACCTCTGGATGATCTGAAAGTTTTTGAGCACGGGTCCAGAATTCAGGGGGATACATACCAAAGTTACGAAGAATTTGACCGTGAGTTTTTATGACAGGATTTCTAGAAACTTTAATAGCAAAGTCTAAAATCTTTTTATCAACAGTTGTAAGAGGAGTCTGACTTACTGATGCTCCAGAATTAAAGTCATTATAGGACTGATGGCCTTTATCAATAGCGCCAGCCATTATGGAACTTTCTTTCCGCCCCTGTTCTTCTTCACAGGAACTCTTCCTGGGGTTTGAGGTGTTGGCATTTTAGGAGTATAAGTTGCAGAGACGTCTCCATGCTTTATCGATACTTGTGCTCCTGGTTGTGCAAATCCTTGTATTGTATTTGTAAAATGCATAACTCTGCCGTGTTTTGCTGTTTCCGCTTTTTCAGTAAGGCGAGCCTGTTGCGAAGTCTGTCTTTTCGTTGCTTCATGTTGAGCAGCGTGCATTGCTAGAGTTGATTGGGTTAAGTTGTGCTGTTCAAGGTCACGTTGAGAACGTGCTCCTTCTTTATACTTTTGAGCAATAAACCTGCTTGCTATAGCAAATGGGTTTGGATTGTTTGGGGTCTGCATACTCATAGGTATATCATCCCTTAAACAGGTTCTTTAGACTTGTTAACTGATAGGTGTTCTTCAATGCTAATTAGACGCTCTCCCATTTCAACGAAGGCCTCCATTAGGACTCCCTGGTTGTCATATAGTTTATTGACTACATCTTTTGTTGATTTTCCGCCATTACTGGAAAGTTCTCCATCTAGGCGATTTAATCTTTCCATAACTCCTGGAACACGATCTCGGCCTGGAGACTCCTCTTCTCCAGACCAATCTCGTTTAAAATCTTCAAACCAACTCATAAATAAATCTGCCTTTTCTTTATAAGGTTCAACTAATTGACGAAGCCCTAATAGGGCTGCGGTTATTATTCCAACCGTTGCAAAGACAGTGATTATCATATTGTTGGTCATCCGACTTATGTACCTTTCTTGAA